GTTGAAGAGGCGTAAACCCAGCGACTTGCTGACCCTGATATTGCATGTAGGGGTTTGTGGCAGGATTTACATACGATGCCGCCTCACCCAAAAGCGCTTGGCCGTAGGGGGCTATTTCAGGTGAAAAACCTGTTTGGTATTCTGTAACTTGTTGCGGTAGGGGAGCCGCGCCTGTAACTGCTGTTGTGGTCATGACCGTTCCTTATGCAGGTAAATATTGATTTGCTTTTGTGTTGGTGGCAACCGCCTCTTTACCAACCGTCTTGCGTCTTGCGTGCTGAATGCGATCCATCATTTTGTAAAGCTGTCTTGCACCAGCCTCAGTAGAACCATTACCCAGCTCGGAAACAATCCTAGCAGGAACCACAAACTCACCATCAGCAAGGCGAGCAGGTTCAGGATTAGTACTGCCAATCGTAGCAGGGATAGAATCTGACACACCGTCGCCTGGGCCTCGTAATAAGCGTCCGCCATCCGAGTAACCTCCTAAGTGACCAACAGCCATCCCACCCGCGGCAAGCCCCATTAGACCACCGCCTGCGGCTTGTACACCCATGTCGTTGTAAGTTGGTTGGCCATTACTATCTTGACCACCATCGGGAACCAAAAGATGTCCATTGCCCGCAATATAGGAACCTGTGGGGTATGTTTGACCTTTAACGACTAGTTGTCCGGATGCATTGGTAGTGGGCAAACTTGCAGCAGCAGTTGCCGCAGCGGCTGGAGCGCCAACTCCATTTGCACTTAAATAATCCAATGTCTTTTGACTCAATGCCGGAACAGCAGCGCCTTTATATCCTGGAGTATATGCACCAATGTAATCAGCGGTAGCGCTAAAATTTTTGTCGTAATTTGGATTGGTGACATACGTTCTAGTCGCAGGATCAAATACAGTTGGTTGAGAAACTGTATATACAGGATTTTCTTTCATCCCCATCACAGATGTATAGTAAGGTTTAAATACCTCGCCTGTGGGTGTATAGGGCGTGTTAGAGTAAGGTTTTTTACCAGACAACATGTCAAGCACGTTTTGTGTGCCAGCGTCTGTAGTGTAAGTTTTACCTGTAGGATTTGTGTAACCTAGACTTCCACCCGCTTTGGTGTAAGCGTCTTTCATCTGCTGTACAGAAGTATAGTTTCCTAAGAAACCTTGCGCATTGGTTGGCTGTCCAACTTGTTGGGCGCGCTGACTAACATATCCATTAGCATCTATGAATGCATGCGAGCCACCAACACCTGGAGCAGATGTTGGACTTGTCGTTGTATTGCTAATATATCCGGGCGTGTAATTTTGCACTACAGGAGCAACCGGTTTAGATTCAGGCATCTGGGTGATTGTTGTAACCGGAATGGTTCCAGGTAAAGTAGCTGCCGGGGTAGGAGTAGGAGTAGGAGTTGGGGTCGGAGTTGGGGTCGGTGTGACCTTAGTAACAGCAGTAGCAGCCTTTTTAGCTGCAATATCATTCATCACTTGCGCCATACTTGTATAAGACTTAGGATTATCCAATCCCGCTTGCGTGGCCGCTTGTTGAATAGCCAGCAAATCTATTCCTGTAGCGGGAGAACCCAGACCCGTCGGTGTAAGTGGAGCATAGTATGGAGCAGAATTTCCCATTGCTGCGTTGTATTCTGCTTGTACAGTAGAGATGGGTTTATTGGTGGCCGAACTAAGAACATTAGGGCTAACTTTCCATTCATTCATTAATTGCGCTATAGTGGCTTGCGCTTGTGGCGTATTACCACCGTATTCTGTAAGAACATCATTAACAGCTTTTTGAATCAATGCATTCTTATCTGCGTCACTGCCTGCTTGGAATGATGCCACACTGGTTGTATTATTGCCGCTATTCAATAAACTATTGACATAATTCCCGGCTTGATTCTGAGTTTGTACTCTAGTTTCACCAGCTTGCATTTGCTGAACTGTTGGGTTTGTAACGCCTGTTAAGTCTTGATTTAAAGTTGATATAGCCGTTGGACGTAGACCGGCTAAATATGAATTAACTGCATTTGGATCTGCGTTGGTTGCCGCTTCAGCTGCCGCAAGTTGCTGTGGGTTACTCGTGTCAATTTGATTTGCACGAATGTAATCTTGCATTTGTTGCGCAGAATACTGTGTATAATTAGGAGCAGCTGGGGCGGCTGAAACAACTGGAGCGGCTGAAACAGCTGGAGCGGATACCGCAGGTGCTGGGTTTACAAGAGCTTGTACTGCTGGACCTATGGGTTGAATACCGCTTTCAGTAGGTACAGACGCAATGCCTTGTTGAGCGCCCATATCATTGTATGTTGGTTGACCACTTTCATCTTGACCACCATCCGGCACTAACAAATGCCCATTTCCAGCAACGTAACTACCGTCAACGCCACTGTATCCTTTAATGGCGCCGCCTTTGGCTAAAGCCACAAGACCACCTGTAGCAGCCGCAGATGTTTGATACATATTGCTAGGACCAGAATATGCATTGCCACCAAAGTATCTTAGTTGTTGGTTGTTTGGTGTTCTGTAGTTCAATGGTTGTGGTTTGGCGGCAGCTTTAAGTGCGGCCAACCCTAGCCCAGCAGTCATGTAAGGATGCTCTCCTACAAAGTTTTTAATCTCAGCCCAGTTTTGAGGTAATTTAAATCCACTACTTGCGGCAGTCTTTGCAAGAGAAGACGGTGAATTTACAGCACTAGAATACATTGCATTATCAGCAACAGCCATTTGACCTGGTGTTGATGGAACGGCAGGGCTAACATTTGAAACAGCCGGTGCTGGGCTGTAAGGAGCTGGATTTGCAGCCTCTGCATTCATGTATTCTGCGCCACCAGGAGGTAGTCCGGGAGCGCCAATTGGTGGTGCAGTATTAAGACCAGGTTCTAAACTTTGTAAATCTGGCGGCAATGCGCTTCCAGTAAATTCTGGAGTAGGAGCTGCAAATTTGGCTACACTAGATGGCTCAAGTGTTCCGCTGGAACTTCTAATTGTGCCTTGAGCGGGTGAACCATCAGTAGTAAGGTCTTGAACTTCTACAGCATTAGGATTTGCCTCACCAACGCCACTCAAGCCAGCCAATCCATAACCCATAGCACCAGCTTGTAGGGCGCTCCCAATATTACCGCCATTCAACAAGTTAGTGATACCGCCAGCCAATCCAGCCCTGGTGGCAAAACTCAAACCCGCCTCACCAGCTCCACCCAGCTCAAGACCAGCTGGACCCATAAAGTAAGCAAGTGCGGCAGCCTCGGCCATCTGACCGATAGAACTTTTACCTACATCATGGATGGCGTTTGATATGCCGTTAAAAGCATTTGTGAAAATATCAGACATGGAAATGCTCCAATAATAGGTTTAAGTTTACCATCTAACCAATTTTCCAGCTAGTACCAGTGGAGTAGATTGGCACGGTATTTGTCCCACCACCAACAACAGTTGTACCAAACGTCGTTACCGTTGCATCTGATACGAAAGTTCTACTGCCAGCATTTGTTGTAGACGCCGCAGGTAGTTTTGATACTGTGGTTATGGATGTATTTAAAATGTATGTGTTAACCAGCGTCGTTAAGATATCGTTTAATTGATTAAAGAACAAACGCAAAATGTTGGTGAGCTTGTCGCTGTACTGTCTGTCGTACTCCAACGGCGCAAGCGGTAGATTGGGTGGCGCAGGGTTTATTGGTTTTGTGGCCATTATCTGCGTCCATCTGGTCTAATATTGAATCTAGGCGCACCTAGCTGCCATGTCGTACCAATTTTATTTGCCGACATCTTGAAGATCATCTGGCGCCCGCGGATGCGTGTGTAAACCTGCCCAGTAAACTCTTCGGTAATGTTGTATTCAGACATGGATAAAACATTGTTATTAGAAGTCTGGGTGGCGCCTGAACCAGAATTGGTCAAAGCATACATGGTCATTGTTGTGACTGGATTTGTACCGCTTGTAGAGCCAGAGAAAGTAAGGTCGGGCAATATACGATCAATAAAAGTAAAATGATCCCCGTCTCCAATATCAAATTCAGAAGAGGATATGTATGCTTCAATAGGCTGAATTGTGCCAGTCTCATTGTTGTCTACACCGCTTTCTTGGTTGCACAAATACCCGTTATAGGTTGCACCAATAGGATTGTTCTGGAGCGTGGTATCCAGCCAAGCCGTCCTGCCTATAGAGCCGTAGTACCAGTTTTTCTCAATATAGTTATAGACTACATATGAATTACATTGATTGCCTGTTCCAGACACATAGAACCACCAGACTTCATTAAAGCCCTCTACAGTACTACAGTAAACCTGTTGGTTTTGGTTGTAGTTCATGTCTTGGAATACAAAGCGGCGCAGGTCGGAGCTTAGCGTTTGAACACGGCCATCGTACATATAGAACTTGTCTATGCCCATCCAATACACAACACCTGAAGCATACGCGGCAGCATTTGGCCCGATGATGGTGGTGTTCTCACCCAATAATTGCGTCCCCCAAACATAAGGAGGTCCAAGGTATTGAAGTGAATAACAAGCCGCATCAGTCAATACAAATATCTCTTGACGGGTTTGGATGGCCGTTATGATCTGCGAGCCGTGAGACAGGCGAACGTCACCTGCTTGGTTGGTAACATCTGGATACCAAACCTGGGGGTTCCTTTGATCAGACCAGCGAATCTGCATTGGGTCTAGGGTTGTTGTACCTATCGGATTTGTTCCAAACACAATCACAAAACTAGAAGCGTCCGACACCTGTAGGTAGTTTTGGAAGAGAGGAACATCCACAAGGTTAGAAATGGACTGCACGCCAGACTGAGAGCCAGAAGTGTTAATAGGTGAGCCATTCTGCGTTGTGGCCAGATTAAACGATGTCCCAGACACGTTAACCACATAATAGGTAACCCCAGCTGTTAAGCCTGTTGGCAAGGCTCCTGTAGTCCCCAATTGGATAGCGCTATTGTTGGGTAGGGTGACATTGGACGTCACTACCGCGGGAGATGCAATCGTAATGGTAACCGTGCCGCCAGTACTGCTGAGTAATACCCCGCGAGTCGTAACACCGCTAGAGGCATACCAATAGTAAATAGCACCACCCCTTGGCCCAAAGATCAGGTTCTCGCCAAAGTTGTAGGCATTCCAAATTTGTAAGTTATTCTTGACGGTTTGACCTGTACCCCAAGGCCCAAGACCGTAATTACCAGCGCCCCATCCATTGAACGGAGTCTGTGTAGCTGGGCCAGTATTGACTTGAAATGCAGCGACTACAGAACTACCGCCACCGCTTGTACCAGTAGACGCATTTGACCCAGCATTGATCGTAAACGTGCTTGTGGTTGGCGTTGTAAGTATCTGATACTCACCATTAAGCGTCAGACCAGCAACGGCTGTAGCCCCGCTAAACGTCACAAAGTCATTGATAATTGCGCCGTTAGATGTAGCTGTGACCGTGACTATGGGAGAGAGTGCCTGAGTCTGAAACGGGTTTGCCCCTAGCGTGACTGTAAGCCTGATGGGGGTTATATCGTAATAAGATGTGCCGTAAGTGAGGTAGTACTTTAAGTTAGTACCTACTCCCACCAAGTTGAGGAACGATAGCGTAATCCAGTTCCACAATGAGCGGCAAACACCTAAGAATGTGTTTGTAGAATACTGCGTCCACCCACCAATTTTCTCAGGCGTGCCCTGACGAAATCTTACCCACTGGCTCTCATACCACCCGCTTTCATTGTAGTAGCGGGTATTTTCTCGATTGACTCCAGGCTTGAA